ATACAGGGCTAAACGCCATACTGGATAGGCTTGTTGGAACCAGCGAAGCGGTGATGTCTCACATGGGTCTGGGTTCTAGTTCAACAGCGGCGGCGGCTGGTCAAACAGCTTTGGTCAGTCAGCTTGGAAGCAGGGAAGCAATAGACAGTTCTACCGTTACAGGCTCAAGCGTAGCGTATGTTTGCACGTTTGAAGCAGGGGATGCCACAGGAACCATCACAGAAGCGGGCATATTTAACGCCGCATCTGGTGGAACAATGCTTTGTCGCTCAGTATTTTCCAGTATTACCAAGGGCGCGAATGACAGCCTTAACGTCACTTGGACCATAACGGTTACTGCATCATAGGGAATTTATGGCTACTATAGTCACAAGATCAGGCAAAGGCTCGCCGCTTACCAATACAGAGTTAGACGCGAACTTTACCAATCTGAACACAGATAAGATTGAGTCAGGCAATACCGTTGCGGCTCTGACCATCACGAATTTAACCGTAAGCAATTCTTTAACGGTAGATACCAACACCCTCAAGGTAGACAACACGAATAACCGCGTGGGCATATTAGATGCGACTCCGGCGGTCTCTCTTGATATTGGTTCAGCTACAGATGCCGTCCATGTGCCAACAGGAACCACCGCACAACGTCCGACAGGCGCGGCGGGGATGTTTCGTTACAACACAACGGATACAAAGTTTGAAGGGTATAGCGACGGCTCATGGAGCGAGATAGGCGGCGGCGGCGCGACCATCTCAGTAGATAATTTCACTGGTGATGGATCAACAACCGCCTTCACAATGGGTGCTAACCCGCTGACCGAAAACAATACCGCTGTATACATAGATGGCGTTTACCAGCAAAAAAACACTTACACACAATCAGGGACTACCCTTACATTTTCAACGGCTCCACCCAACGGATCGTCTATTGAAGTAAACCGTATATCAGCAAGTGCGGTCACGGTAGGAACCCCAGACGATAACACAGTTTCCACGGTCAAGATCCAAAATTTAGCCGTCACAACGGAGAAGCTGGCTAATTCTACAGGGGCCAGTGATGGCGTGACTACTGCAAAACTGGCTACAAACGCGGTCACTGCGGCTAAATTAGCAACGGCGGTTCAAGCGCGATTGAGGCCAGAGCTAGACAGCGCAACCGCCAAAACTTCAGCTTTTAACGCGGCGGCAGGGAAAAAATATTATGTGGATACTACTTCATCAGCTATAACGGCAACATTGCCAGCAAGCCCAACTGTAGGGGATAGCATCCAGTTTATAGATTTTGCCGGAACCTTTGCGACCAATAATCTGACATTAGGCAGAAACGGAAACAAAGTTCTAAGGGTAGCGGCTGATGGTGTGGTAGATCAAAATAACTTTGCTATGATTTGGGAATACACAGGGTCAACACATGGCTGGCTTCCAGTCAGTTAGGAGTTTATAGATGGCGAATATATCGGATTATTTTGGGGGCGGCTCCTCTGGCGTAGTGGAGGCAGAAGGCACTGCATCTGGTGCCGTTACCCTTGGCGATCCAGTTAGTTTATCGGGTGGAGTGGTTAAGAAGATTTCGGGCGTAAACGCATCAGCTAATGCGTCAAGTCCGGCTTACGCTTATTTCAATAATTCAAATAATTCCTTCCATTATCATTATCAAGTGATCGTGAGGGCAGATGCCGCTAGTGGTGCGGTGGCGATGTGCGGTAACAGAAACCAACAAAGCCCTTGGAACTTTTACCTTTGTTTTGCATCACTCGCAACAACTGGATTCGCTAATGGAAACGGCGGCCCTATAAATGGCGTAACTTTGGGAAATTTCACTCAGCAAGGCAGATTGAAAGACATGATCTGGGATGAAACCAACAGTGCTTGGCTCGTCTATGGCATCGCTGGAAATTCCGCTAGTTCCAACGCTTACTATAAAAAGATATACACTACCAATCAGACTTCAGGGACCGTTTATACATCAAACGGCTATAATACAGACCAATTCTATATGCGGTTTGTTAAAGACGCTTCCGACAGAATTTTCTCAGTACAAAGAGGGGCAACAAGCAATTACGGTTTCAAGATTGGGCGTATAAACTGGGATACAAACGCCAGCAGTGTTGACGTAAGAGGAACACAACTTGCTTCCACTACGCTCCACAATGCGACAGTAAACGGTTTAGGGGCTTGCTATGATGCGACTAATGATCAAATAATAGTCGCGACAACCGCTTATAGCACCACCACCACATACATAATCACTGCTGTAGATATAGCGGCGAACGGAGATCTATCTCTGAGTCATACGCTCACGGTTCCTTACACAAGTTTTTCCCAGAATTTCCAAGATAATTATTCATCCACACTCTATCGCGGGATTATTGACATGGAGGCCATAGGCGGGGAGATCGCTATCGTGACGGCAAGTGGTGAATTCCTTGGCGTCAAAAACACTGGATCAGCTTTGACTTTCGGAGAAACAAAAGCCGAAATGTTTGGCACAGATACGGATGACCAATGTGGAATTTTTGCAATGCAGGGTGTATCAGGTGTCTTCTTGAATACCAGAGTCGCAAGCCATGACGGCGGGGCGAATCCAATCACAGGGACTTATTTTGAAATGGCTGGCGGTAAAGTGGCGGGTAAAGTCACAAACAAAACGATAGAAGCCACTTATCAAAATGGAAGCCGATTAAATATAGAATATACCCATAGCGCCGAGACCTATGCCACGCAGAAATTCGCTCTCACAGGCACATCTGATGTATTGTGGACTCCTTATAACGCAGATAATTCCCTTTCTTACATTAGATCCAAAGATGTTTCAGTCACAAGGCTGGATACCTCTGAGGTGGCTGGTTTAGCGAAAGCAACGGCATCAAACGGCGCAACCGCGACAGTAAGTTTGACAGGAGCAACGCAGACAGGTCTTTCCGGTAAATCGGCTGGATCAAAATTTTATTGTGATAAATTAGGAACTATCCAACAAGGAATTCCAACGACAACCCCGAAAGCGTTTATTGGGACAGGTTTGAGCGCAAGCAGTATTTTAGTTGGGAAGGAAATCACGGTTCCAGATGACCCAGATATTGTTAAGTTCAGCAGTCCCCCAAAAAGTTTGACCTATTCTGGGACGGTTCTAAATACAAACACCTTGTCTCTTGGTTTCAGTACAGGCATGAGTTACCACATGCAATCGGAAAACGTGACAGCCACAGGCACCAATGCGCTTCTTTCTGTCACTGGTGCGGGAGTGTGTCAGTTTTTTATTGTCGGAGCAAATTCAAACAGTAATACGACGACTATACTTCATGTTTTCGTTGATGGTCAGTTGGTAATAAATACAGGAAGCATAGCAACACAACTTTTAAGGCCGTGTTCCTTAGTCGGGGAATATCACGGAAATATTAATAATGCGGCTTATTATGGAACCTATCTAAATCACGGAAATATCCAGTTTAATGAATCCTTTGAGGTTAAGAACGGCGGCGGGACAGCCACGGCATTTACCCAGATGTATAAAATAATTGGGGTTTAAAATGGAAATAATTAATTTAACAAACCCAGATAAAGAGCCAGTAGAAGGCGACAAGATAATGAAAAAGAGTGGTGGTCTCACTCTCACTTATACGCATAGCGATCATTCTTTAGGCGAAGAATACGAAGCTAAAGAGTGGCGCAATATGGAGCTAATGAACACAGACCATATTGCAAAGATACCAGATTGGCCGAACAGAGATAAATATATCGCATACAGGCAGAAACTTAGGGATTGGCCTAGCACTGAAGACTTTCCAAAAACAAAACCAGAATTAGAGACCTAAGAAATGGCACTCACGAAAGTATCCAAAAATCTTGTTTCCACTGATACGGTTCTCCCAGTTGATGCCATTGGTGCGAACTATGGAAGCACCAGCGCACCAGTTACGATTGCCGTAACGGTAGCCAGTAAAACCGCCGCACATCCTTACAACGGCGATGGGAGCGGGAACGGATATTATCTTGATGGCGTAGAAGCTCCAGCCATCCAGTTACATGGTGCCGATAACGTCACATCAAACAGCGAGTATATTTATCGCTTTGACCAATCTGATAGCTCAAATAGCGGCCACCCTTTTCGCTTTTATTTAGATGCAGATAAAACGACGGCTTTCACAACAGGCGTGACAACAAACGGAACGGCGGGAAGCTCTGGAGCTTATACACAGATAGCAGTCACAGAAGACACGCCCAGCATTATTTATTATCAATGTAGCTCACACGCTTATATGGGAAATTATGCGACTGTTCCCGCAAGCAATAAAATCAACCATTCGGAAGCCTTGATTGATTTGCCTACTGCTACAACCACACTCGTCGGCACAAACACCACCGACACGCTCACAAACAAAACTATATCCGCTGGTGCGTTTTCCGGCGTATCTAATTTCCAAGCCGCTATCACAGAACAAGCGGTTGCCTTAACGTCAGGCACTTCAGTCACCTTAGATATCAGTGCGGGGAGCGTTTTTACAATTACGCTCGCACATAACATCGGAACATTCACATGGTCCAACCCAGCATCATCCGGCGATGTATCAGCTTTTGTTTTGAAAGTAACGCAGGATGGGACAGGTAGTAGAACAATCGCCTTCCCCGCTTCAGTTGATTTTGCTGGAGGAACCGCACCCACGTTATCAAGCGGGGCCAACGACGTAGACATATTCGTTTTTGTAACCACTGATGGGGGGACAACCTATTTCGGGTTCACGGCTGGTCAAGACATGTCATGAGCGTAAATAAGTTCGTTCTTTCGGCATCAGGTGGGACAGAAGAGACAGATGACGATTTTGCGCTTGTAACTGGTCTCTACAAATTTAACGGCTCAAATTCGGCAAACAATAATACTTTTTTAGATTCCTCATCAAATAATTTTACGGTCACCCGAAGAGGCAATGCATCACAAGGGACGTTTTCGCCTTTCAGCGGAGACGAAGGAAAGTGGGCGGTACGGTTTCCGAATGGTAACACAAATCAAAAACTGAGTATCACAAACAACACCAATAATTTTGCGCTAGGAACGTCAGCCTTCACGATAGAGTGTTGGGTTTTCGTGACCGCTGATACTAATTCTTATAGCAGAGTTTGGCACATAGGCCCTTATTGGAATGATAACAATGCGCTAGGTCTTGTTGTAAATGACACGGCTTCAAGCGATAAAATAGCGTTTTGTATTTTTGCGGCTGGAGGGAGAACTTGCGTATCAACAAACGTCACTCCCATGAATCAGTGGACCCATATAGCTTGCGTTAGGGATAGTTCTGGAAATTTTAAATTGTTCATAAATGGTAATTTGGATGCTACTAACACGTCTTATACATCAACGAACATCAGCCCCAGTGGAAATCAAACACTTGCAATCGGCAGTGTTGTAGAAACAACCACGAGTATACAAACAGATGCATCTTTTGAGGGCTTCATATCAAATCTCAGGCTGATAAACGGTACGGCGTTATATTCGTCTAGCTTCACCCCTAGCACCTCACCGCTTACCAATGTCACTAATACCAAACTTTTAACTTGTTGCAGTAATAGGTTTAGAGATAAATCTACATCGGACCATGCTATAAACGCGATTCCAACTGGTAACAGTCCCCAAGTTAAACCGTTTTCCCCTTTTGCACCAAGCACATCTTACCTTCCGGCCACTAAAGGCGGTTCCATGTCCAGCATTGGTTCGGGGGATGGAGCAACTATTGCGGCGAATACAGCATTGGATCTTTTAAGTAATGGAACTTTTACCATAGATTTCTGGTTCTATCGCACATCTTCCTTTGGGACGTATTCTGATTATGTAGGGATATTCAACGGCGTTAGTTCTGGTGTTTTGTTATATCAATCAGGATCAAACTTTCAGGTTTACATAAATGGGTCAGCAATTTTTAATGTCACCCATCCAGCCACTTTTCAATGGGTTCATGTTGCACTGACCAGAGATGGAACGACGCTCAGACTTTTTTTCAATGGCGTTCTTCAAGGAAGTTCCACAGCTAGTTTAGGCGCATCAAATTTTCCTTTAAGCATTGCGGCAGATAATACCGGAAGGGTAGGGATGCAAGGGTTCATGTCAGACGTCAGAGCGATAAAGGGGACAGCCTTATATACCTCTGCTTTCACCCCACCTACCTCACCATCTACAGCGGTCACTAATACATCAGCACTGTTTAGCTTTACCAATGCCGCAATGTTTGACCAGTCTGGAAAGGCTAATATGGAAAATTATGGAAACGTGGCTCTGAATACCTCAGTCAAAAAGTTCGGCACTGCAAGCGTATATTTTGATGGTGGTGGAACCCAGCAAATACAGATAAGAGATATAATACCTTTTGGTACTGGTCCCTTCACTGTTGAATTTTTTATGAAAACTAACACATCAAGTAAATCTGGTGTTGCGTATCGCAGACTTTTTAAAACAGGCGTGACGCCAGTAGCCACTAACATAATGGAGCTTTTCATCAACACTGGAAACGGCACAGGCTACGGCACCACAACAAATCTAACTATTTACACTGGCGCAACAAGCCTTATCGGAACTACCGCCGTAGCGGATAACAACTGGCACCATGTGGCGGTGACTAGAGATACCTCAAATAATTTGAGGATGTTTATAGACGGAAATCAATCTGGTTCAACGACTGCCAACTATACCAACAACCTAAACCTAGATGATTTTATGCTTGGAAGGTACAGGGGTGATGGTTTGCAAGGTGGCGAATACTTGGGCTATATGGATGAGCTAAGAATTACTTTGAAGGCCCGCTATACGAGCAACTTCACCGCACCAAGCAAGACCTTTCCTAACTTATAGGTAATAAATATGCAAATCGCTAAAATAAAAGATAACAAAGTGGAGGAGATAGGAGAACACAGACAGTTATTTCCAAATGTGGCCTTTCCAGAATCCGGCCCACCCGCTGATTGGATGACAGAAAACTCTGTTTTGCCAGTGTTCCTCAATCGCTCTTATGATCCGCTGAAAGAAAAGAGCATCAGTGTAGATCCATATATTGAAGATAATATTGTCTGGCTACACAAAATTGAAACCATGTCAGATAGCGAAAAGGCGGCGGCTCAGACAGCAGAAACGGAGAGAGTGGCAGAGCTTCAAAGACAGGAACGCAACAGGAGATTAGCCGAAACTGATTGGATGGCTTCCAGCGATGTAACCATGAGCGATGAATGGAAGACGTACCGTCAAGCGTTGAGAGATATTACTAAGCATAAAAACTGGCCTAACCTAAGTGAACCGGATATAGACGGTAAAGGATCTGACGATTGGCCTACCAAACCATCTTGACAGAAAAAACTCCTTTAAAATCAATGACTTGGACCCTGGATACAATATTATCTCTTGAATCTGAATACAAAAAATCAAGGGGCGATAATCGTGGAAGGCTGAAAGCTCAGATAATGCTTTTGAAAAACAATGTTTGGTTGTGTAAGAAGTGGGTAAAGCCGGAACTTGAATTATTATCAGACATAAAAAAGCCCCTAAAGAGGGGCTTCTAATACACACGATTTTAGTATTATGCGTTTCTTGCTATTCGTCGCTTGGTGATATCGCTTGATTCAAATGTTAGTTGCACTGGTCTTATGCTTCCGCTTGACGCTATCAACACGCTAATCAAAGAGATATCAACATCAAGAAAGAATAAACCATTACTTGACAACGGTTGTAACTTTAGTTTTCGTGCCAAGCCGTAATCATCTTTCATTTCCTCAAACACATGATACGCCGCCTCTTGGTTGGCGCTAAACGAAACGCCTTCCGGTTTTAGCTCTTGCGAAACGTCCAATCTGCGCTCTACATAATGCACATTACCGCTCCAGTGGTCTTGAATCACAAACGTGACCTTTTTACTTTTAGATTTCATTTTGTTTCTCCTGTTTGATTTCCTAAGACCCTTGGGGTTTCGGGGGGAGAATCACTCCCCCATCTCATCAGTTAGGCTGTTTTTATTTTTGTGAATGTTTCTGGTTCTACCATAAAAACTTCACCTTTAGAGTTTTTCAAGAGATCACCAGTTCTCATTACAAACTGTCTCTCAGTGATTTTGTCAACTTTGTGACCGTGAATGTGCATACTGTTGTGGATTTCAAAAGCCTCTTCCAGATCATTTGTGTCAATGAACGCAACTGGTTGAAAGTGCTTGAAATATTCTGATTTCCAAACGTATTCTTGCGACCAAGGTTGTACAGTGCCATGGCTTAAAAGATCTTTGACCTTGTATCCGGTTTCTGTTTTATCTCTGTTTTGAAGTAGTGTAAGCATTTTTTTTCCTGTTTTGTTAATTGATGTGATTATATTCTTACAAATAATATTATTTGTCAACCCTTTTTGGGTTAATTTATTAAGTTTTTTTTAAAATAATTCAAATTAATCTTTGCTATCAGAAAAAGTGTATAATTTAAGGGGCTAAAATTTAGCCAAGACAGGCCAACGAGCCAAAAATGTAAGCAACTTAGTGAAGGGTAGTTATGTTTGCAGAATTGGCGGCGATTGGTTCAGCCCTATCAGCTATAAATAGCACTATCGCAACTTTCAAAGAGAGCAAAGCTAACGCTCAAGAAGCGGCGGCACTTCTTGGAAAGTTTAGTAACACCGCTCAAAGGCTAGACGATTGGGAGAAAAAGAAGAAACTAAAGCGGCCTTTGACGCCCAAAGAAGCGATGGATCTTTCAATAAAACGTAGAGAAATCAAGGCAGTAGAGACCAAAATAAAAGATCACCTTATGATGCTTGGGATGTCTAGCGTATGGAAGGACGCGGAGCGCATACGAAAGGAGAGTGAACGCTCACATCAGCAATATCTAAAAGACATCCACAAGAAACGTAAAGAACGACAACGAAAAATGAAAGAGCGTCTTGCTGTCCTTTATATTATTTGTTCTATAGCTTTTGTGGGTTGGGCGAGTTGGTACGTTTATGATGCCGTCATGGAACGGAAAATTGATTCGGCCAAACAACGGTTAGAACAGGCCAAAGAACGTCAGCGTAATATGAGGAAGTGCGGAAGATTCAAATGTTGATGGCATTTTTGCTCGTTGTGGTTGTGGATAATGAAATAGTGTCGGATAATAGGATGTTATTTCGGTCAATCTATCGCTGTAATATCTTTAGTTCAGCAGTATCAGATGGAAAATGGTCACCTAACGACAGACGATATTATAGGCAGGAAAATATAACGGCATATTGCTTGCCGAAGATGGTTCCAAAAGGGACGAAACTTTTTCACTAGGAGGCAAAATGTCTGGTTTGGAAATTACCACCGCCCCCACAGGAGAAACCCTAACAGAAGCGGAAATACGGAATTATCTAAGGGTTGATGATGTTAACGAACTTGCAACGCTTCAGCTTTTAAGGGTAGCGGCAAGAAGATTTTTTGAAAGCTACACAGGCCGGAGCGTCCTTACACAAACGCTTACACTTTTCCTTGATGACGTTAATGACGTTAATGATCCCATTTACGAAGGGATTTATGACAAGCCAGATATAAATTTTTATAAAAATTACATAGTTCTCCCCAGCCCGCCAGTTCAATCAGTAACCCACATAAAGACTTATGATGACAGCGACAATGCAACGACTTTTGCCGCTTCAAAATATTATTTGGATAAGGTGAGGGAACCCGCAAGAATCGTTTTAAGAACTGGTGAGACCTTCCCGACGGCTCTTAGAGTTGCAAACGCCGTTGAAATAAAGTATGTCGCGGGATATGGTGCGGCGGCGGCAGTTCCCCAAGATATAAAGGTTGGTATGTTGATGCACATCGCTTATATGTATGACCAAAGGGGAGATATGAAGAATTACCAAGAAACGATAAACGTGCCGCCAATGGTCAAGCAGTTATACGCAAGATTTAAAGTGTTGGACGGTTTGGCAGGATCTAAATTCTCAGCTTTGGGGTAGATTATGGCTGTAGATTATGGAATAGGCTCAATGAGAGAGCTTATTACAATACAGGTTGAAGCAAGGACAGCAGATGGGGCCGGAGGGTTCACCAAAGCCTATTCAACGGACTTTACAGCTATGGCCTATGTCAAACCATTGCGCGGCCAAGATCCCTTCCTTCAGGGCCAGCTTACGGAAACAATCATTTTTGATTTTGTCATTCGGTACAGAAGCGATAAGACAGTAGACCCAACGAAAAGAATATTATACAACTCAAAGGTATATAATATTATTTCAAGCATTAATCTGGAGGAGCGAAACAGATACATTGTGATTCGCGGAGAAAGGGGCGTGGCGGCATGACGGACAATGCTAAACAAGTTGGAATTCGTATCGTTGAACGCTTTGGCTCTAAAGCAACCAAAAAAATAAACCGCGCACTTTTTCTTGCTTGCAACGAAGTAAGAAATGAAGCAGTGAAATCCATCGTATCAGGCAATAAATCTGGAATAACTTACCAAAAATATCAACCACGAAGAGAACACATAGCTAGTTCGGCTGGTGAGGCACCCGCAAGCGATACAGGATTCTTGGTCAGCCAAATCACGCAAGAGGTTTCTAATAAAGTGGGAAAAGTAATTTCTTCAGCCCCTTATTCTGCCGCTCTTGAATTTGGCACAACTACGATGGCGGCAAGGCCATTTTTGCAACCCGCATTGAGAAAGTCTCAAAACAAGATAAGAAAGATATTTATGAGAGAAGGGTTATTGTGAGCGTAGGACAAACAGCACTTCAAACCGCTATATTCACGGCTTTAAGCACCGACAATAACTTGACCTCAACTTTGGGGGCTACAGTACAAGACGAAGTACCTAGCGGCACAAATTATCCAGTGGTGCAAATAGGTGATGACAATGCAGTGGACTTTAGCACCAAAGACCTAGCGGGAAGTGATACCACGCTGGTAATACACGTTTGGTCAAGACAGTTTGGGTCAGCCGAAACAAAGAATATAATGGACAGGATTCACAGTTTATTGCATGATTCAAGTTTGACAGTGACAGGTTTTAACCTTGTAAACTGTAGATTTGAATTTTCAGATGTAATGCGCGATCCAGACGGGATCACCAGACACGGAATCATGAGATTCCGCGCTATAATTTTAGGAACCTCTTAATTTAGGAGAAAATAGACATGGCGGCACAAAAAGGTAGCGCGGTTCTGGTTAAGATCAACGTATCAGGTTCGCAAGTAACAGTTGGCGGGTTACGTTCAAGCACCATAACGTTGAACGAAGAAACCGTTGACGTAACTAACAAAGATAGCTCAAACCAAAGAATATTGCTTCCAAACGCTGGAGTTCAAAGCGTAACGATAGCCGGATCAGGCGTATTTACGGACGCGGCTTCTGAAGTTGCTTTGAGAACTGCTTTTGGAGGCGCGGCATTACTCGCGTGTTCTTTCGTAATCCCCGACCTTGGAACTTACTCAGGCAACTTTCAAATAACGACTCTGAGCTATGCTGGCGAATACAATGGCGAAGCTACTTACGATGTTACTTTTGAAAGTGGCGGCGCGGTTACATTCGCGGCGGCGTAAAGGGGGCTTTAAATGTCTTGGATAGTGGTTGAGATTGAAGGGATTGATGGGATGGCAAGGGGCAACGAAGTCACTTGCCCAAACGCCATCGGTGAAGATCCCACAAGCGTCACCGTAAATGGGGCAAGCTATGCGGTGGAAGATTGGCGTGTAGATGAGCGAGATGATGTGATCTATCTTACGTTGGCAGATGCCGACTTCAAAAACGTGCAGACTGCACAGGAGGAAAACGATGACCAACCCTATGAGGGGGGAGACCCAAATAACACTGGGGAATGAAACCTATAAAGCTAGACTTACTGTTGATGCGATTATCAACATTGAGGACGAGCTTGATAAGGGCATCATTGAAATAATGACGGAAATCGGAGAAGCGAAGATCCGCACATCTTATGTTGTAGTCATTCTCAAAGCCGCATTACGCGGTGGTGGTAAGGACATAGATGACTCTGGAATTAAAAAAATAATTTCTGAGAACCCTTTCACGGAAGTTTGTCGCGTGATTGCTGAGTTGCTTGCGTCTGTTTTGACAGATACAGGTTCAAACGAAAAAAAAGATCTAGCGGTGACATAAAAGAAAAGACACTCCCTTGGCGTAGATTTTATGCCATTTGTGTCGGAATGATTGGGCTTGATCCAAAAACATTTTGGGATATGTCACCACAGGAAATTTACATAGTGATTGAAGGATTCATGGAGTTTAACGGACAGGAACAAAAGCAACCCATGACCAGAAATGAGCTAAAAGACTTGATGGAGCTATATCCCGACTGATGGCAACCGTTGACGAATTAATCGTCCAAATAAG